GCCGCTGCGAGCCCGACGACGATGGTGCCGATCGCGGCGAGCGTCGCAGCGTCCACGTGCATGCCTCCTGGTGCGAGGGTCGGTCAGACGCCCTTGGCGAGGGAGGCGCTGTTGGTGACGTCCCGGACCCGGGCCAGCAGCCCCTTTACGAGGGACGTGGCCGCAGCGACACCAGCCACACCGGCCGCCTGCCACATGCCTATGTCGAAGGGGCTGGTGAGGACGAGGCCGCCGACGAAGGCCTGCAGGCCGGTGGACACCACGCGCTCGGCGAGGTCGCGGCCGTAGGTGGCCGTGGTCTTGACGACGGTCTGCGCGGTGGGGAGAAGGGGATCGGTCATGAGGAGATCCGTTTCTGTGAGGTCAGTTGCTGACGGTGAAGCCGTACTTCTTGCCGAGCGCCGTGAGGCTGGCCCTTCCGGGGATGCCGTCGGCGTCCTTGCCGCGGTATCCGCCACCGGCTTTGGACCGCTGCCACTTGGCGTAGGCGGCCACGGTGGTAGTGCCGAAGTGGCCGTCGGAGTACGCCTTGCTGAGCAGGCCCGCGTCGACCAGGGCGGCTTCCACGGTGCGCACCCCGGAGTACGTGACCGGCTGTCCGGTGGCGCGCGGGTTGGCCCGTGCCGCGGCGACCAGCTGCGACAGGTCGACGACCGGGCGCTTCGGCGGAGGCGTGGGCTTCGGCTTCGGTGTGGCCGGTGCCTTGGTGCCGAGCCGGTCTTGGATCCGGTCCCGCATCGAGTCCATGGTGAAGCCGCGCGGGTCGATCTTCCCGGGCTGCCACTCGAGATGGCCGAGCACGGAGGGAGAGTCCCAGTCGTGCGCGCGGCAGATCGCGGCCGCCGCCTTCTCGATCGCCTCGAGCTGGACGGCCGGCCACGGATCCTTCCCGTCGCCGAGGTTCTCGCACTCGAACCCGTAGAAGTGACGGTTCCCGTCGGTGCTGGCCTCGTTGTCGGCGGGCAGGGACCGCTCGGCGATGACGGCGCGCAGGACGTCGTCGTCGCCCAGGCCCGCGTGGTTCGCCCGCCCGTACCCGACGAGGTACACCGTGCCGTCCTTCGCGATGACGCCGTGACACAGCGGCCCGGGCAGGCCCGAGTACCCGTCACGGCAGATGGCGACGGTGCGGGCAGTGCCCTTCGTGACGGTGTGGTGGATCATCACCCCGTTGACTGGGCCCCAGGAACCCGTGTGGTTGCGGTTGTGGGTGCGCCAGTCGCCTACCTGGACGACGGTGAGCCCCTCGTCCTGCAAGGCCTTGAGCAGGCGATCAGCGGAGAGTGGTGTGGCCATGTGGCGCCCTCCAGGGCATGAAAAAGGCCCCGGCCGTGTGGCGCGGGGCTGCTGTGTGGGGTGACGGCTCAGGTGCCGGGGAGCTCGTACCACTGCGCGGCGTACTCGTCCTGGGTGATCACACCCTGATACAGGCCGCCGCCCCGAAGGACCCAGCGGTCCGGTGGTACGTGCATCTCGTAGGTGATCCCGTAGGCCTCCACGAGGATCGTGAGGGTGCCGTCCTCCGCGGTCTCCACGTAGGTTGCGGTGCCGAGCCAGTCGGCGAGCTCCTGGCCGTTGGTGCCGGTGTGCCACATCGCTGAGTAGCGGGGAACAATGATCATCAGACCACCTCATAGACGGTAAATTCCAGGGTCGTGTAGACGTTCATCGTCACGTTGGTGGCGAGCGTCGCGATCATCTTCACGGTGTGTGAACCGGCCGCGCCGAGGGTCTCCCTGTAGCTCTGCGGGGTGCTCTGCCGGTCTGAGATCGCTCCGGCGGACTGGTAGACGGCGTACTCGCCGACCCCGGTGCCGTCGATCGCCAGGCGTCCGTTGCTGAGTGTGCTGACAGTCCCGGAGGGGTCGAAGTCGCACACGATGTGGGCGACCACGATCGCTCCGGGGGCCTGGGTGGTGAAAGTGACGCTGCACCCGGGCACATCCGCGTTGGAGACCGCACCAGCCAGCGCGCTGCTGGCCACCGCCTTGTACGGCACCGGCTGCATGCGGGCCAGCTGGCCGGCGGTGATGATGCCGCCCGCGAGAATGGGCATGGGGGGCCTCCTATAGTGCGGCGCGCATCGGGTGAGTGAGGGACACGGCGGTACCGGCTGTCTGCGCCTTGGAGATGCCGTTGATGCCGCGGGTCACGGTGAATGTCTGGATGAGGCCGGTGCCGGTGCACGCGGTCACCCGCATCACCTCGCCGCCCACGCTCACGTCGAACGGGAACCACGAACCGTAGGTGGCCGAGTCGATCCACCGGGGCCCGGGGGACGAGGTCACCGCCACGGACGTAGCCGTGGCCGTCACCGCTCCGGTCAGGGTGCAGCCGTCCGTATCCGCCCGCCCGGCCACCAGGTCTTCGACGATGCCCACTGTCCACGGGGCGCCGGGGTCGCAGGTGAACGTGAGGGTCCACCCGTCGGCGCCGATCTCCTCGGTGTAGCCGCGGATGATGAGGTCGGTGCTGCCGCCGCCGTAGTCCGCCGGCAGGTTGGTCAGCCGCAGCAGGTCGCCGACGTCGGCCCGGTACAGCTGGTCGATCAGGGCGTAGGCGCGCGGGTTGCCAAGGTTGACCGTGACCTTGGTGTAGCGCAGCCCGTCGTAGGTGCCCAGGTGCAACCGCCAGTACGCGTGCTCGCCGGTCTGTTCGTCGGAGGCGAGCGACAGGGTGTGGGCCACGTCGTAGCGCCCGACACCGTCCGGGGGGTCCAGTACGGACATGCGGCCGGTCTCCAGGACCGCCGTCGTCTCCGTCCCCCCGTCCCGTTTTACGGTGACGTCGTTGCGGGTCAGCTTGTCGTCGTCGGTCGGCCGGAACGGGGCGGCGACCAGACCGTCCGACCAGTCCAGGGTGGCCACCGGGATCTGGTTGTAGAGGGTGTGGCGGCCCCGGTAGATGAGCTCCAGGGCGTCGCGCCGCTCCAGGACATAGCCGAGGTCGGTCCGGGCGACCGTGGTCAGCGTGTCCAGGAAACGTTCCGGGCGCTGGACCCCCAGCAGGGTGCTGTCCGCCTCCGCCCCGTACATGGATGCGGGGACCCCCCGTTCGGCGGCGACCCGCAGCACCCGGGCTCCGGCCGTCTCGCCGATGAACCCGCGGTAGGCGTCGTAGGTGTCGTCGGGCCACGGGGCATCCGCCCCCCAGCACGTCAGGTACCCGAACGCCAGGTCGGTGGTGTTGTCCGTGAAGGTCTCGTTCCACTCCAGGGCGACGGACGCCGGAGGGTGAACGGGGAACGCCTGGGTGCCGCCGGTGAGGTACTGGCCGTCGAGGTAGACGGACCAGTTCGTGGAGCTGCCGCTCTCGGACACCTCGAGGCGGAGGTGATGCGGCTGCCCGTCCTGCAGCCCGGAGTCGGCGATCATCGCCAGGGTGTAGTTGTCCACGGTTTCGCCGGCGTAGACGTCGGCGAACACGAACAGTGTGTCGTCGCTGGGGATGTTCTGATTCGCGAGGGTCCAGTGGACGCGGGGATCACTGGTGCTCCTGGCTCCGTGGTCGATGATGAGCAGGGCCGTGTCGACACCGGCCCCGGCCCGGATGCAGTCGACCGCCCATCCGGTCTCTGCCGCTGCCGCGCGAGGGAGCGTGGCCTTGAACGCCCCGGCGGTTTCGCGGGTGATCGCGGCCACGGGCTCGATCCAGTCGCCGATCTCGCCCTTGGTCCACATGATGGAGCTGGCGCTGTCGTCGACCGGGAGCAGCCGGTGCTCGCTGAGGAGGCTGGTTGCCCACTGGGACTGTGGCCCGTCGGTCATGGGCCAGCAGTCGAGGGCGGCCCCGCTGCCGACGATGAACCGCTGCAAGGCGGAGGCGAGCGGCTTGTTTCCGGTGCCGAGTCTGCGCATGATCCCTGCCGGGCTGATAGCCACGGTGCGGTCCGCGCCGGACAGGTCCCGCGACGGGGGCCAGGCAGGGATCTCACCGACCATGCGAACGTGCCGGTTCGACAGGTATGCCTCGTCGCGCAGGGTCCAGACACGCCCTCCGGATCCGGTGACGGTGCTGGCCCCGGGGGTGCCCTGTGCTCCCACGTCGAGGTCGACGAGGACGGCCCCGTTGATGCCGCTACGCAGCTGCAGGGCGTGCGCCCGGCCGCCCAGCCCCTGCCAGGTGACGCCCGGCACCGAGCCGAACTCGAGCGGGGCAGGATTGCTGGCGCTGCCAGGCCAGATGACTGTGGTTCCCGCCGTGGTGACAGGGGTACCGATCGGCCGCCACGGGCCGGTCATGGACTGCGCGCAGTAGAAGGCCACCGTGTGCCCAGACGCCCCGTTGTTGACGTCCAGGGTGGCGCGCAGGACCGTGCGCTGCCCAGTGCTCACCGGCACGGGCTCGGTCGACGTGATGGTCCTCAGGCCGCCCGCTGCCCCGGTGGTCGACCACCGCAGCTGAAGACGGTCGTCGGCGGTGATGGACACCGCCCACGACCGCTGATCCCCTGTGGTGACGAACCGGCCGACGATGTGCTGGACGATGCCGGTCCGGGTTTTCGTGATGTCCACCCGGATGTCGATGTCGCCGCTGATTTCCATCCCGGTGCCGGGAGTCACCACCGCGTCGTGGGTGTCGGACAGGTCCACCCACGGCCCGCCCGCCGTTATGGAGAACCGCCACGGGGTGTTGCGGCCGATCAGCCCGTACAGGGCGCTGTGCGGGTTCCTGGGGCTGTAGTTCCCGGACCGGTTGTCCAAGACGGCGGAGGCGGCCATGGGGTCGGGCTGGTTGCCCTCGGCCGACACCCCGCGGGTGATGGTGACCGGCGAGGATTCCCGCACGTGGCCGCTGATGTCGTGCCAGGCACCGCCGTAGAACAACTCGGTGACGCGCGGCGGGGGCAGAGAGGGCATGTCAGTCGTCGTCCTCTCCTGCGTAGCGGCGCACGGATCCGCCGGCCTTCGTGCGGACCTCGTGCTGGAACGCCTCGGCGAACGCGCCCTCGCTCATCCGCGAGGTGATGACGACCTGGAGGGGTGCCTGCTCGACCCGGGAC